TGCTGGGCCTTATCTTTCGGAACGTATTTTGCCAAAATCCGCATGACCTTTTCACGATCTTCTACGCTGGCCGCCTGATATGCAGCAAGCAGCGTTTGAAGCTCCTGAATGAATTCTTCCTGCGAAACCATAGCACACCTCTTATATTTTACTCTTTCTTTTCGGCATCCACGGCAGGATCAGTGACGACCGCAACGTGGGTGCGCAAAAAGTCCTTGCACATGGAACGCTTTTCCACCGGAATGGAGCGGTAAATCGAAAGCAGCTCTTTTTCGTCAGCATTCAGCACATCAAGATTCTTACGGCCGTGTGCTTTGAGCCGCTGCTTTTCGGTATCGGTCAAGATCACAATGCCGTCCCGGCCGTAAACCAGCTCGTCAATGCTCATGCCCAGCCGTTCGGCCATACCCTGAATCATATCCAGATGGGGAGCCTTGCCTTTTTTCAGGCGGGCGATGTTGGAACTCGCAAATCCGCTCTCAATAATGAGTCTGCTGGGTGCGATGTCATGCCGTGCGCAGGCGTCCAAAATGTTTTCATACAAGCCCATAATATAAAACACCTCACAATTTTACTCACAAATGAGAGCGAAAGCTGTTGACGCACTCACAAATGAGAGTTATAATAGCAAATGTAAATCGACAAACGCTCACAAAGTCGTTTACAAATGTAAGTATACCCTAAATATAGCATAGCTCACCAAAAAAAGCAAAGGAGGTCAAGAATTTAAATATGAAGCTCGAACTGCATCTGGACTGGAAGCGCACGGTCAAGACCATTATGACCATGAGAGGTCTGTCCAACAGCGATCTGGCACAGGCCGCCGGTACTACCGACGCGACCATGCGTCAAGTCCTCAACAAGTCGGTCAAGGGAGCCGTGATGAACAAGGTCAGCGAGTATCTTGGTATCACCAATGCCGAAGTTCACCACGTCGTGATCGAAGTTGAGTAACCGTTACATTTATTTTACAGCATTGGAGCCGAGAAGATATGCAGAATGAGTGCAGCAAAGGCAATGACAACTATTACTTTTTATGTCGGAAAAAGGCGTCGGAACACAACGACGCACTGAGCAGCCGCCTTGGAGCGGCATCCCGCCTGAATATTTCGGAATCCGCTTTGCGCAATTATGAAGTCGATACCGCGAACGTGCCCCAGGACATCGTCTGTGCGATGGCTGACCTGTATGGTATGCCCGAAATGGAAACTCATTATTGCAAGACCGACTGTCCCATCGGGAAGCACGTCGGCGGTGCCCTTACCTGCGAAGTAAAGAGCATCGAAAGCGTGGCGGTCAACTTCCTGACCCACACCAACGGCAACGACATTCAGGCCATGCAGAACGCTGTCCTGAAAATCGCCCTCGACGGAAAAGTCAGCGAGCAGGAGCGTGACCAGCTCCGGCAGATCGTCAAATTCATCGAAAACATCGCGCGGGACGCCAGCGATATGCGGCTGATGCTCGAAAGGAAGTGCCAGAATGGAGCTTAAAGACATTTTGCGCGACATCCTGAAGCGCGATTATGGCATCGAAACGGACGCCCAGCTCATGCAGGCTATTCGTGAGCAGAAGCCGCTTGACATCGGGATTTTCGTTTCGCAGCCTGCAAGCCAACAGGCGAAAGCCTGCTGAATCATCCACAGGAGGTATGAACATGGAAGAACTCACCGTCCAGATTCAGAAACCCATCATCCCGCCGCTGGTCTGGAACAAAGAAGCCGTTGAAGCCTACGTCAACGAAGCTCTGGAAAAGTACGTCGGCATTGTCTACACCGATGACATGATCGACGACGCAAAGAAAGACCGGGCGAAGCTCAACGCGCTGGAAAAGCAGCTGGCAAAGGCTTTCACGGCCACGAAAGATGTTTACCTTGGCCCGCTGACCGAACTGGAAACCGTAACCAAAGACCTGCGGCAGAAAATCAAGAAAACGTCCGGGGAAATCGACACACAGGTCAAATCTTACGAGGACGCCCTGAAGCAGGACAAAAAGAACGACCTCTATCGTGTTTACACCACCGCCGCTGGTGCGCTGGCCGTTCTCGTACCGTTCGAGAAGATTTTCAATGAACGCTGGCTTAACAAGACCTACGCTTTCAGCACCGCCGAAAAGGAGTTGAAAACCATCATCGAGGAAAAGCGGCTGGAGCTGGACGATCTGGCCGACGACTGCGAACCCGGCGAGGAATACGAAGCCGTAAAGCGGGCCTACCTCAAGAACCTGTCCATGAAAGAAGCCCGCGCCGAGCGCAAGGCGTTCCGCGACTTCAAAGCCCAGCAGGAGCAGGCAGCGGCAGCAAAGGCCGCCGAGGAAGCCGCCCGCCGCGCCGCGCCTGTTAAAGCGCATCGCGGACATGAACCGCGCCGCCTATAACCCCCGCGTCGATCTCCAACCCGAAGATGAAGAATATCAGGCCATCGAGCGCAGCTTGAAGCGTCACGGTCTGGTACAGCCTATCGTTTGGAACCGCCGCACCAATACCGTTGTTTCCGGCCACCAGCGTTTGACCGTCCTTGAAGCGCAGGGCGAAACCGAAGTCACCGTTTCCGTCGTCGATCTGGACGACATCCAGGAAAAAGAGCTGAACGTCGCCCTGAACAAAATCACCGGCGAATGGGACGACGATAAACTTTCCGTCATCCTCAACGAGCTGGGCGAAGAAGCGACCGACACTGGTTTCACACTCCAGGAAATCGACGTTTTGAGGGATGAACTCAAATCCTACTTTGACGACGTGACCGCACCCGACGAAGAAGAACCAACCGAGGAGCCGGAAGAATCTTTCCTGCTTAGCCTGACCTTTGATGCAGCCGACGAAAAGCCCCTGAAAGCCTACATCAAGGAGCACAGCGAAGATGCTGTCGTGAGGATCATCGTCGATACCGTCACCGCGTCGGCATGACCGGGCTGTTTCTCCCTGCATGACCCTGTAAGGAGAATGCCATGGAAAAACAGGTCAAAACAAAGGTCTGGGAGCAGCAGCCGAAAGAGAGTGACCCGGCCTATGCTGCGTTCTCCATCTACCGGGACATGGGCAAAAACCGCACCGTCGCGGCGGTGGTAAGGGAGTGCGGCAAGAATCGGAGCTTAATCGACCGCTGGCACAAGGGCCACAACTGGGCCGCCCGCTGTCGGGCCTACGATAACAGCATCGACGAAGAAGCCCGCAAAAAGGCCGCCGTAGAAGCGGCCAACATCCGCAAAACGCACCTGCAAATAGCTGCCCAGCTCCAACTAAAGGCACTGAACGCGCTGAACCTGTTGGCCCCGGAGGATATGACGCCCCGCGACATCAAGGAAATGCTGAAGCTGGCCCTTGAAGTCGAAAACAACCTCGTACTGGAAAAGGCCCCGCAGGAGGACGCCACAGCCGCGCCCACCCTGATGCAGACCATCGAAGAAGCCTATCAGCGCAGAATGGACGGTGAAACCCCACATGACGAGTGACGCTGTTCTGTTCTACGCTGACCACCCGGTCGAGTTTGTCGAGGACGTCATAGGAGCAAAGCCGGACACGGAGCAGGCCAAAATCCTGCGAAGTCTGGCCGCCAACCCCATGACCGCCGTTCGGTCTGGACACGGCATCGGCAAGAGCGCGGTGCAGGCGTGGGCGATTATCTGGTTTATCTGCACCCGGCCCTATCCGAAAATCCCCTGCACAGCCCCCACACAGCACCAGCTGTATGACATCCTCTGGGCCGAGGTGTCAAAATGGCTGCGCAGCAACCCCGCATTGCAGCGGGAGATCATCTGGACACAGGAGCGCGTCTACATGGCCGGGGCAAAAGAAGAATGGTTTGCCGTTGCCCGAACGTCAAACACCCCGGACGCCCTGCAAGGCTTCCACTCCGAAAGCCTGCTGTTCATCATCGACGAAGCATCCGGCGTGGACGACAAGGTCTTTGAGCCTGTATTGGGCGCACTGTCCACAGAGGGAGCGCGGCTGCTGATGTGCGGAAACCCCACACAGCTGCAAGGCTTTTTCTATGATGCGTTCCATAAGAACCGGGCCGAATATCACACCATCCACGTTGACGACCGAAACAGCCCCCGCGTGTCGCAGGAGTATATAGACCGCATCCGCACCATGTACGGCGAGGATTCCGACGTTTTCCGCGTCCGCGTCGCCGGGGATTTTCCGAAGTCTGAAAAGGACGTCTTTATCCCGCTGTCGATGGTCGAGAAGTCCATCAACACCGACTGGAAAGAGCCGGAAAAGCCGCTATCCGTGCATATCGGCTGCGATGTCGCCCGATTCGGCGATGATAAAACCGTCATCGGCTACGGAAGATGAATCTGTCATGGCCGCAGCCCTGCGCACCGGCTATTTCGATCTGGTCGAAACTCTGGACACGCCCGCCCCCGCGGACGCGGACACCATCCCCCTGACCGCAGCAGGGGAGCAGGCCGACGATGGCAGCACCCCCGCGCACTTTGACCGGGCATATCTGGAAAGCCTGTCCTTTGCCGAGCTGAAACGGCTGGCAAGCTCTCTGGACGTCCCGGTCACAAAGACCACGAAGAAAGCCGACCTCATCACCGCCATTGCCGACGAGACCGTCACCGTTCCGACCGGCAGTGAGGATGAAGCAGAGCCGGATTTCGGGGAGGAATAACAATGCCTGCACGACCTTGGGTAACAGCACAGCAGGTGCGCGACTACACGGAAACCCCGGAAGTGCTCAAGCGCACAGACGCAAAGCTGGCCGTGGACATCGCCCGCGCCGAACAGTATATCCTGACCTACACTCATAACAAAGAGCTGCTGGAAATGGACGAGTTGCCGGAGGGCGTCAAGACCGCCTGTATCCTGCTGGCCGAAGCCTACGCCCATAACGCCGCGCTGACGTCCTCTAAGACGCTGAAATCCGAAACCTTTGACGATTACAGCTATTCGGCCGATCATTCGGACATCGAAGTCCGCAACCTCGATCTGGCCGCCCTGCTGGACGACTACGTCGTGGCAGCAGCCAACGGCACAGTCACCATGCGTATGCGGCGGCTGTAAGGGGGCACAACATGGCATTTGAACAATTTCTCAACGACCTGTGCAACATCTACCATGTGCAGAAAGACACAGGCTCCCCCGGCTATGGCCTGAACAAACAGCCGACCTTTTCCTACCCGGCAGAGCCGGACGTCCCCGGCGTCGCCTGTCATTTCGGCGTCAAGAGCGAAAGCACATCCATCAACCAGACCGCCCCGGTCAACGTCAAGGAATCCCGCATCAAGCTGACCCTGCCCACCGGGACGGACGTGCGCCTGAACGATAAGATCATCGACAAGAAGAACGGCTATGAGTACATCGCGGAAATCCCGCACGACGTCCACGGCCACCACATTTTTGTCTATGTCACCGCAAAGGGCCAGCAGAGGTATTTGTGATGGCGACCGTCAACGTGGACGTTTCCGAATTTCGCGCCTTTTTCCAGAAGATGGGCAAAGCCGCATCCGGGGATTTTAAGCGCGAAATGGAGCTTTTCTTGGAGGGCCTTGGCAACGAGTTCTTGCGCATCCTGCAAGACGAAATTGTCCGGCGAAAGGTCATGGACACACGCCAACTGCTGGCGTCCTTTGAGAAAGGGGAGCAGGGCAACGTCTGGGAGCTTTCCGACGGCGACCTGACGCTTGAAGTCGGCACAAACGTCGATTATGCGTCCTACGTCAACGACGGCCACTGGACGAACCCAAAAGGCGTACAGTACCGCTTTGTCCCCGGCTACTGGCTGGACGATGGCCGCTTCATTTACGACCCATCCGCAGAGGGCGGCATGGTGCTGAAACAGCACTGGGTCGAGGGCAAGCACTACTGGGAAAGCGCGTTGCGCATCCTCGACAAGATGATGCCCGACCTGCTGGACGCAAAGCTCCAAACTTGGCTTGATGAATATTTCGAGTAATCGACTTTCCAGCACCGGGAAGTCGATTTCATTTTGCCATCATGCCAGTTTTGGGGCCATCTGACCGAACGAAACCCACAAAAAAGGAGAACTCATGCTGGAACAGGACTTAGCCAGCATCATGCGTTTTCTGACCGAAAAGAGCGGCAGCCCCGCGCCGTACTACAACAACGTGCCTGAACAGTTCCGCATCCCGGCGGTCTACTTTCCCCGGCCGGAGATCGGCAGCAGCGGCGACACGCTAAACACCTACGCACTGGATTTTTCCCTTTTCGTCAAGTTCTTTCACCGCACGAAAGAGGACGCATACGAGCTTGGCTACACGGCCCTGAACGCCCTGCTGGAACGTCGCAACAGGATCCCGCTAATCGACGAATCCGGCAAGCCGACAGGGAAGTATATCCGCATCCGCGACCCCACCCTGCGGGCCGTGGACGAAAGCGCGGTACAGCTGCAAATCGACTGGACAGCCCGAAAGCCATTTGCAGACGCACCCGAAACAATGATGCAGACCTACGAGATCGAAACCCAGATCAAGAGGTCTTATGATGCTGCAAAAGCAGAACAGGAGGTTTTGTATGGCATCCAAAGCAACCCCTGAACAGGCAGCGGCGAAGTTCCCGCTGGAATCCCTGCGCAAGAACTGCCGTGCAGTCTTTGGCGTGTCGTCCTGCGTCTTTGCAGGCGCGACCGCCGACCTGCCCGACGGCGAATACACCAAAGAGGACATTAAGGCCCGCATCGACGCATGGGCCGCAAAGGAGGTCAAATAATGGCTGGTGGTAAGTTTGACAAGCTGGCCGGAAAGACCCGGCCCGGTACTTACATCAATTTCCAGAGCGAGCGCACCGACACTGTCGGCACCAGTGAGCGCGGTACTACCATCATCCCGCTGATGAAGCCCGCCTACGGCCCGGCCGGCACCTATATCGAGCTGACCAACGCTGGCCCGGATGCAGCCTATGCAAAGCTGGGCTTTAGCGTCTATGACAGCGACACCAATCGTCAGATGCTGCTGATCCGCGAAGCGTTCAAGAACGCAAGCAAGGTGCTGATCTACATCGTCAAGGATGGCACCAAGGCCAAAGCTACGAACGAAACCGCGCCCACCCTGACCGCTACCGCAAAGTACGGCGGCAGCCGCGGCAACGCCCTTACCGTCACCGTAGCTGCAAACCCCGTTGAGGGTTTTGACGTCACCGTCAGTCTGGCAGGCGACACCGTCGCATTCTATGAAGGCCTGTCCACTGTGGACGACCTGATCGCCAAGAACTGCGAATACGTCACCTTTACTGGCTCCGGCGCACTGACAGCCGTCGCCGCGATGAACCTCACCGGCGGCACGGACGCCACCCCGCAGAACTCCGACGTCACCGCATTTTTGGACACGCTGGAGGGCGTCAAGTTCAACACCGTCGCCATTCCCACCACCGACAGCAGCCTGCAGGCGGCCATCAAGACGAAGATCAAATATCTGCGTGAAAGCATGGGCCGCGGTGTACAGGCCGTCGTTCCTAACTTTGCTGCAGACTACGAGGGCATTATCTCCGTCAAGAATGGCTACTCCATCGACGATGACAACCTGTCCGCTGCTGAAGCCTGTGCATGGGTGGCAGGCGCAACCGCTGGCGCGTCCTACACCGAAAGCCTGACCTATAAGGCAGTCGATGGCGCAACTGGCCTGAACCCGGCTCTGACCCACGAGGAATATGTGGACGCCATCAACAAGGGACACTTTGCTTTCTCTGTGTCCGAGGAAAACAAGATCATCGCCGAGTACTGCAAACAAAAGTCTGAAGTTCTTCATGCGTCCGCAGGAGGAGCAGATTGTCACCTTTACCGGCCCCGAATCCTTTAAGGACGATGAGGGCAACCCCATCGAGTTTGAGGTCAAAGTGCTTCCCCAGCGCGAGATCGACAAGATCAATAACATCTACCGCAAGCGCAGCATTGCCACCGACAAGAAGGGCAACCCGATTGTCGATGGCGGCGAAGTCGTCTGGCGTACCGAGCGCGACCCTGCACGTTCCCTGCGGCATATCGTCGTGGCTGCCTTGCAGTACCCGAAGCTGGACGACAAGGCCCTGATGGACTACTACAAGTGCGTGGACATCACCGATATGCCCCTGCTTGTGTTCAACAACCACAAGGATTACGACTACGTTACCAAGCACGTTCTGCAGGCTCTTGGTATTGTCGAAGCTCCGAAGGATGAAGACACCCTGAACGATGCAAAAAACTGATAAAGGCGGCTGGCTCTGATGGCTACTGGGCACACACGCTTTGGCAGCGTCACGGCCTACGCCCGGAAGAGTACGACGCCATGCCGCGAAAGATGCAGCTTTTTTACATCGCATCCGAGCTTGTTGTCGATGAAGAACAGCAGCTTGCCCGCATACAAGCTGAAGCCGCGAGGAGGTGAGGACTAAATGGCAAACTTAACAGCAAAATTCCAGCTTATCGACGAAATGAGCCAAAAGCTGGAGGGCATTGCCGTAACTGGCGAAGCCATGCTGGACAACTGGGAATCGGCAGGAGATGCAGCGAGTGCGGCTCTGGATGGAATTTCATCCTCTGCAAGCTCTGTTGAATCGTCCTTGGACGGGGCGACAAGCATCCTCGAAAAATACAATGCTGCAGCGGACGACGCGGCCCAGAAAACCGACTACTGGACGAACGCGGTCGGCGGCTACGATAAAGCCATGATGGAAGCCACATACTCCACGCAGGAGCTTGTCGATATGGGCGTCAAGTCCACCGCCGCGCTGGACGACCTGAACGACATGATGGCCCTCTGCGAAAAGTCGTCCGATGAACTCTCGAAGTCCGTCGAAGCATCGGCCGGCATCCATGACGAGCTGACCGCGTCCATCAAGAAAACGGGCGACCAGCTCGATGACCTCATGCAGAACGAAAAGCTCTCTGCCGAAACAAAGGACGAACTGAAAGCCGCCAGCGATGCAGCAGCGGAAGCCCTCAAAGAACTTGCACAGGCCCAGCTTGACGCCGACGCCGCGATGCAGAACTACCAGCAGGTCATGGCATCCGGCACGGAAGACCTTGACAAGCTGGAAGCCGCCGCAGAGCAGGCGGGCCATGCTGCCGAATCTCTGGCAGCCGCCAACGGCAAGGCCAGCGACGCCACCGACGCGCTGGCAAAGTCCACCCAAAAGGCAAGCGACGAAGCGGACAAGGCCAGCAAGACCGGGGCTGAAGCAGTTGAAACCATCGCCCAGGCCCTTGCAGCGGCCGGCATAACGGCCACCATCAAGGAGATCACCTCTGCGGTCTACGACTTGACCGATACTTACAGCAACGCGGAAAAAATCATCGTGAACGCCACCGGCGCGACCGGGGACGCGCTGGACAGTCTGGGCGCAAGTATGCTCAAAGCCTACTCCGGCAATGACGATGCACTCGACGCCGTGGCCGGAGCAGTTGGCGAAATCAATACCCGACTGGGCTACACTGGCGACACGCTGTCCGACGTCACCGGGCAATTTCTGGACTTTGCCGACATCACCGGGCAGGATGTCGTCGGCTCTGTGCAGCTCGTCACAAAGGTGATGAACAAATGGGGCGAGGATTCTTCCAAGCTGCCGAACGTCCTTGATGATCTGGCCTATGCGGGCCAAATCTCTGGCCTGTCCGTCACGACCCTAAGTAATACCCTGATCACCGGCGCATCGTCCTTGCAGGAAATGGGCCTACCTTGCCAACAACAAGGACACCTTTGTCTACAAAAACAAAACTGCTGATGAAGTCTTTACCGACGTCTGCTCTCGTTTCGGCATCCCGACCGGGGATGTAGCAAAGTGCAACTACAAAATCCCGGAGCTTACCAAGAGCAAAACAACCGGGCAGGACGCCGTTTTGGACGCTCTTAGCCTTGACTATAAGGCAACTGGCATCCGGCACTATGTCAGCAGCGACGGCGGTAAACTCTCTCTTTTGCAGCGCAAAGATCAGGTCATTTCCTTTGTCGTCGATGGGGACGCCAACCTGTATGACTACTCCTACACTAAAAGCATCGAGAACATCAAGACCCGCGTCAAGATGATCTCGAAAGAGGGAACGACCATCGCAGAAAAAACGAACGCTGATCTTGAAAAAAAGATCGGCATTTTCCAGGAAATCCAGCAACCAGACGAATCGCTCACCAAAGCGCAGGTAACTGACCTTGTGGGCAGCGTCCTTGGTACGCTGGACAAGCCCGAAGAAACGCTCGATCTCAACATTTTGGGCGACGCTGACGTCATATCCGGCAAGGCAATTCTGGTGCGCATTCCGCACCTGAACATGAACCGCGCCTATTATGTGGACGACGACGACCACTATTTTGAGGACAATCTGCACACCATGAGCGTGACCCTCACCACGGCGGCAGAAATCAAGGGACAGGAGGGCAAAACCAATGGCTGAAACTAGCTTGAAGCAGATGTTTCAGAGCATGATACCTGCTGGCTCTGCCGTCCTGCAGGGCACTGTTACAAAGGCGGACCCCTTGGAGATCACCGCCGAAAACGACAGCAAGCTCATTATCTCCGGAAATCAGCTTATCGTACCTTGGCACCTCACCGACTATACCACCCACGCGGACTATACGATGGGGGACAGGGGCGAGCTGCGGAATGAAACATACACGAAAGTTGACGGCGGCCATCTGCATGTCGATTCTCGCGGTGGCAACACATCCGAAGTCAAGCACAAGCACTATGTCGAAAAGCTGAACGCCTACAAAATGACCCTGAAAGTCTATATAAGTGCGGCGACACGGCCTGCAATACCCATCACGCCGTAGTCATTCCCCGCAGCCAACTGTACACCTACAAGTTCAACCCCACCAACACGACCGAGGGCGGCTACGTTGGCTCTGACCTGTACAAGAACGGCCTGACACAGGCGAAGACCACGTTCAACAACGCTTTCGGCTCTGCCCACATTCTGAGCCACCGCGAATATCTGGTCAACGCGGTCACCAACGGTAAACCCACTGGCTCTGACTGGTACAACAGCACCGTTGACCTGATGAACGAGAACATGGTCTATGGCGGCCGCCAGTTCAGCCCAATGCCGGACGGCACCGACCCGTGGAACACCTGCCGCAACTACACGATCGACAAATCCCAGTTGCCCCTTTTCCGGCTGGCTCCGTGGATGAGCTTCGTTCGTGGCCAGTGGTGCTGGCTGCGAGACGTCGTCTCGGCAGCCTTTTTTGCGCATTGCAACGGCAACGGCTATGCGGACTGCGGCGATGCCAGCGGCGCCCGTGGCGTCTGGCCTGCTGTCGGGCTGATCGGCTGATCGAACATCCTGCGGGCCTGTACCGCAGGATTGAGACAGCCCGGAAGGAAGTGGAAAAATGTCCATCCCGAAACACGAACGCACTCCGTCCCGGCTGGAAGCACAGCATCTTGCCCGGAAAATCAGCTTGGAAATAACGTCCGAGCTTGCGAGGACGTTCGGCTACAGCAAGGCGAAGTTTGAAAAGCACGTCGAGACCATGACAAAGTACCTGCCGCCCGGCCCCGACCGGGAGCAGGCGGCAGCGCAGATTCGAGAGCAGGAGCAGGACTTCAACCTGTGGCTGATCGAGCAGGAGCGGAAGCGGATGCATGATCTTTCCCGCGAGATTCCGCTCCATCTCCGCGCTGCAAATTCTATCTGGCCTTCTTGCCAGATGGAACTTGATGCACGGCGGCTTGAGCTTGACAGGGCTATTGCCGCCTGCTGGAAGTTACAGGATGAATTGCAGTATGTGGCCGAAGCAATTCCGGCAGATTTCAACAAATACACGGGCATTGTGCTTGAAATTGATAAGCTGGTGGCCTACATCAAGAACCTGCGAAAATCCGACGCGAAACGCTTCAAAGCGGCGGTACAAGCCGCTGCAAGTCCGAAAAAATAAACACCTTGGGGCAACCTTTGTACGTCGTCTCGGCAGCCAATTTTGCGAATTGCAACGGCAACGGCAATGCGAACTGCAACAATGCCAGCAACGCCAATGGCGTCTGGCCTGCTGTCGGGCCTTTGGATTTCGCAACTGCACATGATGGGTAAAGCCCAGTGCAGCTCTGCGAAAGGAAAGGCTGTCCCTTCGTGGCGAAAGCTGCGATAAAGCCCCGAAAGGGCATCAACAGCGATGCTCCCAGTTACGACCGATGGAGCTATCACGCTGTTTTTTATTTTCTATGACAAAATTTGAGGATGCAAACTTTCTGTACGAAGCAGGAACGAAAGCGATCAAGCCGTCACCGTACAAGTACGGCACACAGCTTTTTGAGATGAACCACCTGCTTGAAACGGCAAAGCTCCAACGGGCTTTCCAGACGGGAACCTATGAGCCGCAACCGGGCGTGAAGTTCGAGATCAAGGAGCGAGGGCACGAACGCTTTATCACCAGCACAGCAACGGCGGACAAGGCTGTGTCGCACCTGACCTGCGACGAGTATCTAACACCGCTGCTGGAAAAGTACCTGCAATACGACAACTCCGCATCGCAAAAGGGCAAGGGCGTGGCGTTCCACCGCCACCGCTTCATAGTCCATCTGCGGCAGTATTACGAGCGGGAGGGCAGCAATGAGGGCTATATCCTGTTTTCTGATTTTTCCGGGTATTATGCAAATATCCTGCATGATGTGGCTCTTGCTCAACTGGAAAAGTATCTCACAAAGGAGATCGCAGACCCGGCAGAGCTTGAGCAGGTCATGGGTGTGTTGCGCACCACGTTCAAAACCTACGAGCTGGACGTGTCCCGGTTTTCCGATGAAGAAATTCAGAGAATGTATCGGGAAAAAGTCAGTTCCACGCTCAACCTTGGCATTCCTGCATCCGCCCTGACCGGGCAAAAGATGCTGCGGAAAGGCGTGGACATCGGCAATCAGATCTCTCAGAACGTCGGCATCTTCCTGCCTGTCCCTCTGGATAACTATGTAAAGATCGTCTGTGGTATCAAGGGATACGCCCGATATTCAGATGACTTTTATGCCATTGCCCGGACGAAGGAGGAACTGCACGAAGTTATGGATGGAGTGCGCCGGGAAGCTGCCGCACTGGGCCTTATCATCAATGAGAAAAAGACCCACATTTGCAAGCTGGGCGGCCAATACCGCCACCTGCAAATGCTCTACTCCCTGCACCCGGATGGCGAAATCACCTGCAAGATCAACCCGAAAGCTATCACCCGCGAGCGGCGAAAGCTCAAAGCCTATAAGCGGCTGGTGGATGATGGCCGGATGGAATACCGCGAAGTCGAAACCAATTTCAAATCATGGATTTGCGCCAACTACAAGTTTATGAGCAGGCAGCAAATCCGCAACATGAGCAGGCTTTTCAAAGACCTGTTCGGAAAGGACATCACATGGAAAAAGAAAGGACATGGACGGTTACGCTGGCTGATGGCACAGCCATTGAAAACCTGACCCTGAACAACGGCGCAAACACGTTTCACTCTCCCGCAGAGATCACGGAGGACACGTTCGACGGCAAGCTGTCGGAAGTCCACATTGCCGCCAGCGACGGCGATATGACCGGGTGCGCCTACCCGGACACCCTGCACGATGCAGAGCTTGTGCAGATCATGCAGCCCGCCGATACCCCGGACGGCCAGTGGGCTTTTATCCTGCGGGAAATCCCGGCAGATGATCTTTTCAAGGCGAAGATTCAGGCACAGCTTGACTATATCGCCATGAGTGCGGACGTGGATTTGGAGGATATGTAACATGGAGACCGAACACAGCAAGAAATTCAATGACATCAAGTTCTACTACGATCACCACATCTGGAGCAAAGCCACCGTAAAGAAAGCCTGCAAAACTGGCCGCATTACGGCTGCAGAGTATGAGGAGATCGTGGGGGAGCAGTATGCGGCATAAAAGCTGGCCCGACCTGTGCGAAAGCCTATTGGACAGGCTTGAAGCAGCAGGAGAGCCGACCGCCACGGAGCGGGCCGAATTTGGCGTTCTTATGGTGGATTGCTGCATGAAGGACTGCGGCGCAGACCTGCGGCCCAAATCTGAACAGATGGGAGGTGAACCGAAATGAGCCTGAAAGCCATCTGGGAAGCATGGGGGCCTGTCATGGTCACGCCTGCCGTCATCGTCCTGCTGTCCCTTGTCGAGATCGCACCCATCAAAATCAATCCGTGGTCGGCCATTATGAAGTTTTTGGGCAGCCGCCTAAACTCCGACGTGACGGCCCGCCTCGACACGATGCAGCAGTGCCAGGCTGAAACGCGAAAAAAGCTGGACGAACATATAGCAAAGGACGACGCCCAGACCGCCAGCCTTTGGCGAACCCAAATCCTGCGGTTTAATGATGAACTGCTGCACGACCGGCGGCACACCAAAGAACACTTTGACGAAATCCTTGGCACGATCAAGGACTACGAGGGCTACTGCTCCACGCACAAGAACTTCCCGAACGGCAAGTGCGTCCACGCCATCGACAACATCAACCGCGTATATGACGAGCTTTTGGAAAGTCACGATTTTCTGTGAAAGGAGCTGATTTTATGAGCATCGTAACCTTTACCGCCGGGGACAAAACGCCCTTGACAAAAGACTTTAAGCGCAGCGAGTTTGAATGTCCCTGCGGCTGCGCCGCCCAGATGATCGACACAGAGCTTGTGGAAAAGCTGCAGCGCATCCGGGACGTGCTGGGCGTCAAAATCAAAGTGACCAGCGGCTACCGCTGCATCACCCACAACGCAAGCAAGGCCGTACAGGGCAGCCGAACCAGTAAGCACCTGTATGGCTTTGCGGCAGACTGGCGCACCCTCAACCGCACCGTCAACCCGGTCGCGCTTGGCATCATCGCACAGGCGGTCGGCTTTGGCGGCATCGGCATCTACTGGCACCCCAAAGCGGCCATGTGCCACGCGGACACCCGCGCAGGCAAGGCAACGTGGCTTTGCACGTCGCCGGGGGTATACCCCTCGACCACATACAACGCCTTTATTCTGCCCACCATCCGGCAGGGCAGCACCGGAGCCGCCAACCGTTCCGCAATCATCCTGCTGCAAAAGCTCTTGAAGCTCAAAGAGGATGGCAATTTCGGGCCTGCTACCACGCAGGCCTTTATTTATGCCCAGAAGCAGCACGGCTTGACCGCTGACGGTATCTGTGGCCCTGCATCGTGGCGGGCGTTGTCCGGCGCGGACAAGTACCTGAAAAAGCTGTGAGGTGATGCACCGTGCAGGAAGTTCACATCAACGTCAACCCAACCACACGCCACCAGCGCAAGAGAAAGGACACACAGCGCGGTTTTATGGATAAAGCCGTAATCTATTGCCTTTTCATGTGTACCGTACTGGACGCCGCGATTCTGGCCCTCTACTGGCACAGCGTCACAGCCCCGGACAGTCTGGCTATTGCTGCAATGGCCGCCCCTTGGATGGTCGAGTTTGGAGCGATGGCAACCATTAAGAAGCACAAAATCACAACCCCGGCCGACGACAGCCAGCCGGACGATGAAAACAAAGGAGAATAATCATGGATGAATTTCTGAAAGTCGCTATTACCGCCTGCATTCCTGCCTTTACCGTCATTTTCGGCTGGGGCGTCAATAAGGCCGCCAGCATCGCCAACAGCTATGTGCATAACCAGTTTGTGCAGCATTGCATCCAGAACGCCGCCAACGCGGTTTTTAACGCCGTTTCTGACGTCAACCAGACCTATGTTGACAGTCTGAAAGAAGCCGACAAATTCGACGAAGCAGCCCAGAAGCGGGCCTTTGCCGACGCTCTGGCTACTGCAAAGAAGTCCCTCACCGATGAAACCATCCTGTTCATCAAGCAGACCTTTGGCGACGTGGACGCCTACCTGACCCCCATGATCGAAGCACAGGTGCGCAGCCAGAAAACCTATATGTGATGTTTTCCTGACGCCGCGAAAACATGACCATTTTCGGCACCTCACGAAAATGGTATGCTCCCGACATAAATGCCGGGAACATCCGGCCTTAAACGCGCTTTTTGCAAAAAGTCAGCGTAAAATCAGCGCAAAACGCGCGATTTGCGCGTATTAAATGCGCGCCGCGCGATTCCATGCAATTATCGTGCAATCTCCGTGCGATTCCTGCAGCTTGACACCCGGCCGAAATCCGGGTAAAATAGAGCCACTTGAAAGGCTCCGGCCTTTGTAGAGAGCGGCCCGCCCGGTCTGGGCGTTTCGCTCTTGATTTTTATTTGGCCGCTATGGCAGCACAAAATCCCCTGATCTGACCGAAGCCCAACGCGCCGCGCCGGGTACATCGTTGGCAGACCGGGGGATTTTTTATTTGCTACTTGCTTAGAGCTTGATTAAAACTTGCTTAAAACTCAATCAAGCAAAGGCCCATCTTTGAGCATTTTTCGCTCGTAGATGGGCCTTTTTTCTTTTGCATATTTTGTTATCACACCTGTTGACTTTCAATCAAAATCGGAGGATAGTATTCTTGTAAGGCAGAGATAAAATCTCTTACAGAAAGGAATGAGGTGAATGGACTTGAACGTAAGTGAAGCACTTCTCCGGGCCATCTTGGTTCTGATCAAGAAGTGCGAAACCCTTGACGAACTGCGCGACGCTGTCGAGGAGATCGTTGGCGAGGGCAAATAAAAAGAGCGGCAGCCCCCTAAGACAACCGCTCTAAACGCCCCACAATGAAGGCGGATCGGAAGCATTACTCCGACCGCCTTTATTTTATTACATCCAGCCTTTGAAATCAAGATGCTTTTTCACATTTTGCACCGAGTTTTCCACACAAACGAGAGCAAAAAATATTATCATAGCTGTTGACGAACTCACAAATAGGAGTGATAATATACTTGTAAGAACGAAGTACGCAACACAACATTGATTATGTTTCGGAGGTATTCACCATGAAGAAGTTTGAAGTCGGCCACGTCTACTTTGACCAGTACGCTTGCGACCATGAGACCATTTCCACCATCAAGATCATCAAGCGCACCCCGAAGACGGTCGTCTTTGAGCGCAACGGCAAGACCCGCCGCGCAAAGCTCTACGAGGACAGCAACGGCGAGTATATCATTCCCGACCACTACTCCATGGCCTGCGTCTACCGCGCAGAGCGGGAGCTGCTGGACGAAAAGCCGGAGCAGGTCAACGCCCCTGTCGAGCAGGAGCAGCCTGCCGCAGCGGATAACACCATCCGCTTCCCGGCTGCTGCACAGGCTCCCGCCGCTGGCTACTCTGTCGCTGGCCCGCTGGTTGACTACACCATGCGCGAAATGGTGCTTTCCATCTTTGACAAGAGCGACCTGCGGGCAAAGGAACTGGACTTCCTTGCAGCCCTCACCGACCGCGCCAGCAGCGTGGCCCGATAAGGGCCGCTGCTGGGCCTTTCGGCAGCGGCTTCTCTTTTGCTCCATATACTCACAAATGAGAGTGAAAATGTTATCCTGCCTGTTGACTTGTTCCTATTTGTGAGTGATAATATAGACACAAGGGAACCACAAACACACATCAAAGAGCATTTGGAGGTATTTACCATGACTAAGTTCACCGACGGCAAGCAGATCGCAACCATCACCATGACCGACAACAACACCGGCTGTGACTACGAAAACGAGTTTTTCGAGGTCGGCGGCCTGAAGCTCAACGAAGAGCTGAACGCCTACGAGGTCGAGGACGGCACGAACCCCGACGTCGATTACACCGAAGACGAAAACGGCAACGTCATGGACACCCACACCACGCTGACCTACACCATCGAAAGCCTGTAAGGAGGGCAAGACCATGAGAGAAGCTAAAGAGATCGCCGCAGACATCAACGCCGCCGATACTTGGGAGCCTGAACTTTGCGCGGAGCTGTGCGAAGCGGCCGGCATGACCGCCGAATGGGAAGCGGCTGGCCCGGACGACTTTGAGCGCGTCCTGTTCGATGCAGCCGAAAAGCTGGGCGTCGAAATCATCTGACCAGCAGCACGACAAAGGCCCGGTAAACCGCGATTTGCGGCACCGGGCCTTTTCTCTTTACTTTTTCAGCTTGACGGCTGTTCCCATGGAGTATGTGTAGCTGGTTTTCATGCCGAAGCCGACGTTCTGGAAGCGAACTCCGATTATGGCATCAGCTCCAACCTTTTCACCTGCGCGTGTCAGATCGGCCACGAGAGCGGCGTTCACATTTTCGCCTACGACGGAATAGTCACCGTTCCGGCACTTTACCATTTCTTTCATGCTTGGCCCGTCCGCAGCGGTAGCGACCGTCACAAGGCCGATATATTCGGCGATCTCGACGCCCTGCAAAGTGTCCGTTGTTGTAATGAGCATGATATGTTCTCCTGTCTGTGGCGGGCATTTCTGCCCTGTATTATTCCGCGCCGTCGGCGCGATGCGACTTGATGAAATCGGCCATAGCCTTTTTGATAACCGCGTTGGGCGACGTTCCAGCAGCTTTGCAGGCGTCCTTGAACTCTGCCGCAAACTCCCTGCGCACCTTGGCCCCGACGATCATCATGTTTTCTTTGTCCCATTTCGCGCTGGCCCTTTTCTGCGATTCGTAAATCACGAAAAGCACCGCCTTTCTTTTGCTTAACAGTATATCGCGACGAAAGCCCATTTGCAACGTGGAAAATGTGTCGTTTTTCGTTGACACTGGACACAAAAACTGCCGAAACGCACCCGGAAACATTGATGTTTTACCTGTTGGAATCTCTGTTCAACAGTAGGACAATAAAGGCGCAGCAAGGGAAGCACGACCGGAAGGCAAGGGGCGAAGTATGAGCCGGGAGCGCAGTAAGTCGTGAGCGCGTGCTAAGTCAGTAGCCCACTTCCCGCACTGTTTTGGAAATCTGGGCAGCAGAGCAGACCGTCCAGAATTTCCAAATTTTTTTGAATATTATCTTTTCGCGCCTGTTGACAAACTCACAAACAAGAGTGATAATATAATCACAAGATGATTCACGGCTCACAAAGGAGAGAATGCAACATGAAACGCTATAAGGTCACTGTCTACAACAAGGTTGACAAAATCTGGGATGAATACGAAGTCAACGCCATCGACCCGGTGGACGCACGGAATGTGACCGTTCAGCGGCTGATTGACGAAACCGGGCACGGTCTGGACGTCTACGAGCTGACCGATGTTCGAGAGGTAAAAGAGTAAGGGAGGACAAAGCAATGCTGGACAAGAATGGTATCGAGATCAAGACCGGGGACATCGTGAGAATCACCGGCGCATACTTCAAAACCGACAACGCGCTCTATTTCGTGGAGCACAGCGACGGAGACCCCGACTGGTGCGGCAAAGACCATTGTCTGCTGAAGATCAAGCGCAACGGCGAACTGAGCAAGGCCAAAAATGCCGTCTGCTTCTGGCCGATCATGGTCACGGTCAACGGCTACGAGAAGTACACCACCGCAAAGCTGTGGAACAAAGAACATGCACAGATCGAGATCGTCGAGGGCATCGACAAAGCCCACATCGCCGAATATTTCCGCAGCCAGTCACAGCAGTGCGACAAGTGGATTGAGCGGTACTCTTGGGACTTTGGCGAGAATAGCCGCTCTGTCAACGACCAGAAGCAGTACAAGGCGTTTTATGATTCCGTCGTGGCAAGATTGGAGGGCTAAATCGTGAAAAAGAAAGTATTGAAGCCTTGCCCTTTCTGCGGGCAGGAGCATACGACCATCACTGAATCTAATACTGAGGGCATTCGGATTAGATGTCCGAAATGCAATATCACATTTACCCGCGATTTTTATGAACATCGCGGGGAATTGGGCAGGCAACGAACTATTGAAGCGTGGAATACTCGCCCTGAATAACCCCGCCTGATGATGGCTACATGGCAGCAGCCGAAACGCTCCACCCGGAGCGTCGCGGGAGCCAACCGCAAGAAAGGAGCATCCACATGAAAGCGAAAACCTACATTCTGCAGGCCGGGTTCCTGCCCATCGGTCAGACCGACGTGACAGGCTGGCGCACCTATTCTTTCCACACTGGCCAGGGAGCCTACGACAACGCCGTGGCCGCCTACCGCAGCGAGATGAACCGCAACAAGAACCCGAATGTCAAGTATCGCATCGTCAGCGCACATGACACCACCCGCAAGGACACCTATGTCCCAGTGTTCGGCTTTAAGAGCGCAGCCTGCACCCTTTAACTTGCCGGTAACTTGCCAGCAGGCCCGAAATATCATAATAAGGCGGTGAAAGATTGAACTATAAATACATCTGGGCGTGGGAAATCCTCAAAGGAACGACCAGCGCGGACATCGTGCGCGGCATCGTTTCACTTGCCCGGGAAGAAAACGCCCCGGCCCGGGCCATCATGCGGCTGCATGATGGCCGCTGGCTGACCCTCGAAGACCTGTCAAACGAAGAGCTTGTGCAGCAAATTGAGGATGAAGCAAAAACAATGATGTAACGTCAAACCACCACAACCCGATACCCTATCCATACATCTGTCAGAATCTGGTGCTGGTACTGGTGGTACTTAAAGGTTATATCAATTTAATCTAAGAAGGAGAACGTAAAGGTTACGATAAAGGGAGAACCAGCAATGAATGACCTGACCATTTTTGAAAACCCAGAATTTGGACGGCTCCGGGGTTTGAAGATCAGCGGTGAGCCTTGGTTCGTCGGAAAAGACGTGGCCGCCGCTTTGGGCTATGTTGATACAGCGCAGGCCATAAGAAAGCACGTCGATGATGAGGACAAAGGGGTCGTTGAAGCGACAACCCCCGGAGGAAAGCAAAAAATCACCACCATCAACGAAAGCGGCCTGTACAGCCTGATGCTGAAAAGCAAGCTCCCCGGCGCGAAGAAGTTCAAACGCTGGGTGACGTCCGAAGTCTTGCCCAGCATCCGCAGAGCCGGGGCCTATGCCATGCCGGCAGCCGCACCCGCAGATGACGCCATGTTTGAAAGGCTCTGGGCCGAATTGGAGCGAAGACAGAAATTCAACAGCTACGTCGGGAAGTTCTGCGACTATTTCGGCTGGAGCCGCCGCTATTACCTGTCCGGGATGTACAACCTGATGAAGCGGGCAGGCTGCAACGTCGATGCACTGACCCTGCGGATGCAGGCCGCCACCCACGATTATGCAATGTCCACCGCGCAGGCGGTCATCATGGACGAGCAGGCATTTGAGCTGTTTTGCAAAATCGCAGAATACGGCATCCAGCGAAACCACATCCCCAAAACCATGGAGGAAGCATTTTTATGAACAACACCCTGACCGCCTTGAACAACTACCTGTTTGAAGAGCTGGAACGCCTGAACGATGATAGCCTGTCCCCGGAGCAGCTGAAGCAGGAGATCGACCGTTCCCGCGCCGTCACGCAGGTGTCACAGCAGATCGTAAACAATGGCAAGCTGGCCCTGTCGGCCATCCGCTGCGCCAATGAGTGCTTGGCCCCGAATGAAAAGCTGCCGCCCATGCTGGAGGTCGAAACCAATGCCCCGAAAGTATAAGCCGGAGGTACACGCCTTTATAGCTGCCCACGTCGCCGGGACGACCACGCAAGAGCTGGCCCGAATCACAAATGCAGCCTTTGGCACGAACTTCACGGCAGCGTCCATGAAATCCTACAAGGCGAACCATAAGCTGCGCAATGGCCGCGGTACAGGGCAGATCAAGGGCGCAGCGACCAAACGCTTCCCGCAGCAGGTCAAGGATTATGTCTTTGCCCACTACAAGGGAACAGGACACCGCCAAATGTGCGACCAACTCTTTGAGCAGTTCGGCATCCAGTACACGCCGGAGCAGATCAAACAGTATTACGCCCGCCACGGCCTGAACAGCGGCCTGACCGGATATTTTAAGAAAGGCTGCTGCCCATATAAGCCGCAGCCAGGAACACACGCACAGGGCTGTGAGAAAACATGGTTCAAGCCCGGATGCACCCCGCACAACCTGAAACCCATCGGCTACGAGCGCGTCACACAGGACGGCTATATCGAGGTCAAGGTCAGGATGAAGAAGTCCCGGCCGAACTGCAATGACAACTTTGTGCCAAAGCACCGGCTGATCTGGGAGCAGGCGAACGGCCCGCTGCCGCCGGGATATGTCGTTATCTTCAAGGACGGCGACAAGCGAAACTTTGCGCTGGACAATCTTGCAGCCATCACAAAAAAGGAACGGCTGGACATGAACCGTCACGATCTGTTCAGCAACGACCCGCAGGCGACGGAAACCGGCATCCTGCTGGCCCGCCTGCGCACCACCATCCACCAAAAAGAAAAGGAGATCCAACATGGGTAAGCTGGTAGACGCTGAAATCACTCTGAAATATTCCAATGGTCAGTTGACCATCGCATCCACGCCGAACACCATCAAGGGCGACGGCCTTTTGTCATATCTCGATTTGGCCGAATGCGCCATCATCGGGGCCAACTACAAGAACCTGAACGAAGCGATGGACATTGCTGCCGAACACGCATCCGCGATCATTGCAACCGTCATGCACACCGCAGGCAACGAAAAGACCAGCCCGAAGATGGGGGCCATCGTCCACGCCGCGCAGGTTTCGCCCTTTTATCTGCAATGCGTCATTCAGAAGCCGGATGCGCCTGCATCCAAAGGCAAGTTCTTTGCCAAAGAGGGCAATTTGTACGTCGGTGTCGATAACTCCGATGGCAACGCTTGGACGGAAGAGTTTTCCGACCGGCAGCAGCTTTTCCTTTGGTTTGCTGGCGCACCTTGCCACGACGCCCACGGGCAGGCCCTCAACGAGTGATATTCTATCCATAGCCCAGCAACACGGCGGGCGAATAAAAACGCGGCACAGAAGCCGCCAGACGCCCACCCGGCGGGCCAAAGCCGGGAGAAAGGACTTTCCCCATGGAAAGCATGATTGACATCCTCTTTGACCAGCTCGTTGACAGTGACGCCGCATGGGACACCCAGCATGACAAGGCCACGCAGTACGCGCTTGCTGAACTCTGCGAAAAGCTCAACCTGCCCACCGTCCACGAAACCAAGCTGGGCGAGCTAATCAGCACCGAAGCCGTGGCACAGGCCCGCGCCGGATTCCGCGCTGGCTTTGTGGCAGCGATGAAGCTCTGCGAGGAGGTCAAGAACAAGGCTGAGTAATCAGCCGCCGCACCGGGACAAGCTCTGCAAACGTGGGGCTTGCCCTTTGTCTGAAAGGAGATCATAGCCATGCCCAACAAACGCGAAGTGGCTTACAATGCCACGCACGGCCGCTGCGCTTACTGCGGCTGTATCATCAACCCGATGCGCTTCTTTCTGAATCAGGCAAAGCCGGGGCAGCAGGTCGCCGCCTGCCCGGATTGCGCCCGCTTCAAAGGCTCCGACGATTTGGAAACATTTCGCGCCCGCTTGCATGACCTGCCGGAAGTTTCCATCCAGTCCCGCCTTGCTCTCAAATATTCGGATTCTATCCTCAACCCGGAGGATCCTATCAAGGAGGGCTATTACCACGGATTCGGCAAAATCTGCTTTTATTTTGAAAATATGGACGAGTAAGGCCGACACCCATACCACCACTACGGCCCGACATACGGTATGTGTACCGTATGGATACATCTGTCAGAATCTGGTACTGGTGGTGGTAAAGATTATATTAAACTTAATCTTAGAAGAAGAAACGTAAAGGTTACTATAAAATAAAGCGGCCGAAAAACATCAAGAAAAGTTTCCTTTGCTGTTGACTTACTCACAAATAAGAGTGATAATACAGTTACAGAATGAATCACAACTCACAACCGCGAAAGGAGAACACCATGAAAGCACTGAAAGAGCTTATGAACCGCCTGACCGCCGAGGGCCGCGACCTGTCCGAACTGGAACGCATGATCGACGATCTGGCCGCCGCCGGAACCATGGACGAGATCAACTACTACGAGGGCCAGATTTACGGCGTTCTGGTGGGCCTGTCCATCATGGGTTACATCACCCCGGAGGAAGCCGATGAACTTCAGAACAGCGTTGAGGAAGATGCTGTTATCTAAGCTGCACACCGGGCAGGGGAGCCGCAAGGCTCCCACAGCCCCCGCTTACAGGAGGAAGAACCATGATGACCAATCTTTTCATGCTGGCCGGGTACACCCAGTATCAGGCCCAGTGCATTGCACCGTTCGGCTACGTCGTCGCCGCCGGGATTCTGGTGCAGGCCGTCGCCCCGGCCGTTGACCGCTACATCTACCGCCGCCGCTGGGAAGAAGTCCAGCAGCGGGAAGCGGAAGCGGCAGCAGCCCGCGCCGCTGAACAGCGCAAGGAAGCTCACCGCCGCGAGGTGATGGACTTCCTGCTGAACGAGGCCGCCTGATAGCCTGATTTTTTTATGCCCTTGTTACTCACAAATAAGAGTGGAAAGCATCAAAGCAAAGCAAAAACCGCTCACAAACAAAAAGGAGGTCTGTAAATGGACATCAACACGAAACTGAAAAAGCTGCTGGAAGATTCCGGCCAGCGGCAGGCAGAGGTGGCCCAGAAGTGCGGCCTGACCCCTGCGAACCTTAGCCGTGCGCTGACCCGCGATCACAATCTGAATCTGTCCACGGCTTTGAAAATTGCCGACGGCATCGGTTTGGAGCTGCGCATCGAGGACGCCGACGGCAACCGCCACCCGACGGCCGACCCGCAGAAGTTCGCGGAAGCCGCGGCTGAAACGTCGCTGAACTGGGACGACGTGGCAGCCATTCTCAGTTCGCTGGGCTTTTTCCTTGAATTTGATTGGAGGTAAACCACATGACCGACAAAAAGATCACGGAGCTGAACCTGAAAAGTGCCACCTACTACGGAGCACAGCTCCAGATGAACCACTTCACCGAAGAGCTGGCCGAACTCATTCAGGCCGCCGCCGAGGGCGACCCGCAGCACATCGCCGAGGAAATCGCCGACGTTGAAGTCATGGTCGAGCAGATGGAATATTTGCTTTCCCTCGATACGATCTACATTGAGAGCTGGGCAACGCACATCCTGCTTGCAAACGATATTGAATCCTGCATCTGGCATCTGGCTGCGCCCATCAAGAGCATCAACAAACTGCGCCGTGTCAATCTGGCGACCGCCGCCGACCCGGATATGTCAAAAGACGAAGTTCAGATCAAACGGCAAACCGCAAACCACGACCTTGAAACCGACATTGGAGAGCTGGTTTCCTATCTGAACTGGCTGGCCGGACGTTATAGCATCGCTGCCGAGGAAATCCGGGAAATCAAGTCCTACAAGGTACAGCGCACCCGCGACCGCATCGAACTTGAAACCGGCTCCATCTGCAAAAAAGTTGTTGACGACAAGGCGGCTGCACAGGCCCAGGATTTAGCCGACTACTGCAAACAGCAAACAGAGTGTGAACCCGGTGGCTTCATCTTTGCCACGACTGGCGAGGGCTGCATCTTATCTGATTATGTTCGGCCTGAACTTTGGCCCGATGCCATCGCTAAACAGCAGCAGGAGGGACAGAAGAATGGATAAGCCCGAAAAAATCAAAATCGGCTGCTGTCCGTTCTGCGGCGGCAACATCAAGCGGGCCAACATGAAAGCCTTTTCCCGGCAAAGCCAGATTTACGGCTTCAACCTTGCGCTGGATGGCGTGGACGCCACATGGGGCGCACTGATCTATAACTTTTCCGCAGAGCTGGAATTGAGCGCAGAACAGACCGCAAAGCTCACCACGCTGGGCGAAGAATATGACAAGATGATTCGCTCTTTCCGGGAAGCCGACCTGCCGCCGGAAGAATTTGCCGAATACGTCGTTGCAAAGGCCGAGGAATGCAAGGCACGTCTGAAAGAAAGGTGGGGCTGATTATGGCACTGACAAAATTTGTGAACGTCTACAAATGCCGCCTTTGCGGGGAAATGTTTACCAGCAGCGGCACGAACAGCGAGATTGCAGCATGGAAAGGCACTCTCCATGAGATTATGAAAGCAAGCGGCCTTGATACGCCGTGTTCAACGCCCGAAGTTACGCCGACCATGTTCGAGATGCACAGCTGCAAGAATGGCAGCTACGGCGTGGCAGACTTTCAGGGCACACGAAAGGCGGCCGACAATGATGCAAGCCTGTGAGCAGCTCTCTTTATTCTCCATCGTCCCGCAGGCGGCCCGGACGGCCATCTGCTGCATGGATGGGGAGTGCAAGGCTGCTGCGCCTGCCGAAAGCTGGATGGCTGACCTTGTGCCCGGTGGGGAATATGCGATCAGCATCGCGGGACACACGCTGGTTTTGAAGCCTGTGCCTGGTACGCCTGCCGGCATCCAGCAGGGGCACGAATACTATCACTACACCATCGGCCCGCGCCTGTACGCGGGAACATTCGTCGGGAGGATGCAGCATTGAGAACTCTTGAAGAAATCGACCGCGATCTTGAAATCGCCTACGCCGACATGAGGAACTTTATTCACAGCGGCTTCTCAATCTCCCCGGTGCTGGAAGATGACATCGACGAGCTGCGGGACGAACGTGCCGCTGTGGTCAAGGCCATTCAGGACGCGGGCCTGATGCGATATGAAGTCTGCATCCTGCCGAAGCCGGAAAACACGTCCAGCTATTGTGCCGCGTTCTACAAGATCACGGCCACGAGCCAAAATCAGGCTTTCGAGCATGGCAAAGAAACCTTTATCCGTGGTTTTGTGAACTGCGGCGTCACCGCCGAAAATTTTGACGCTGAATATGACATCGGCGTCACGAGAGGGGAAAAGATCGAATGAAAGCACACGTTTCCAACGGCTGCAAACCCTGTCCGTTTTGTGGCGCACCTGTCACGGTGCGCCTTATGAAGAAAGGCCCCGACTTCATTGCCTGCACCAACAAGCAGAAGTGCGGCGCAATCGTCAGCTTTAACAATATCCCGTGCGACTGTTTCGGTGCATCCCCGGTGGATTACTTCAACAGGAGGGCCAGCGATGAGCAAGTATCTGAATGATCACCCGGACGATGACCGCAAGACCGTGACCGAGGATTGTCCCACCTGCGGCAATGAGGTCACGATGGTCTGGGACATCGAGCAGAACGGCTACAAGGCCACCTGCCCCCTACTGCGGCGGCCGCCTGATGCTCTGCGATGAATGCCAGCATCCAAACGGCGTATATTCCGACGACTGCGATTATGACGCCCTGACCAAAAGCTGCCGCTATAACTGTGCTGCCAACTATCAGGAAGCTGAAAAAGTGGTCAAGCTCCTGTCCCAATTCTGCAAAGGCAGGACGCAGCAGGCGGCACGGCTGAAGCTGCACTCTGCCTGCATCGGCTGCGGCTATGAGCCGCTTTGCTCCAAATGGAGCGGCGCAAACACGCCCATTATGTGGAGCTTCAAGGAGGATGCGAATGGATGATTATATCGAGCGGGAGCCGCTTCTGAAAGCGTTCAAAGAAAAGTGCTGCCAAGACTGCCCCGGTGGATACAGTCACCAGCGGTGCCACAGTTGGTGCGATGCAGCAAGCGAAATCGAGATGATAGAAAATGCGCCTGCGGTCAACAATACGCCGCAGCAGTGGCAGAATTCCAGGCTGCACCCGCAGACAGAAACGGATGCAGATAGGACGGGCGGCATAATCGTTTGGGCAGCAGCAAGCAGGCACCTTGATGTTACATTCTGGCAGAATGTCGTACTCTACCCCGAAGATCTTCCGTTCTGGATGCCTGCGCATGAACCGAACAAATCAAAGGAGTAAAAAATGAACTCTATTCTTTACATTGACGATAACGGCAAAGCCGAACTCTACGATGATGACTACAACATCACGATCTTTTGCAAGGACGAGCAGGAGCAGCAGCGGGCCATGAAGCGGCTGGAAACTGCCAACCGTATGCGCTGGCATGACGCCAAAACCGACCCGCCGGAGGACAGCCGGGACGTCATCGTGTACCGCGATGGCATCGGCTCTGTGATGGGATTCTTTGACCACGAAATCCACAAAAGGTGGCTGGACGCCAACACCTGCGCATTTCTGGACGACGTCACGCACTGGATGGAAAAGCCGGAAGACCCGGAAAAAATGGAAGAGGGAGATCCTGAATGAAATGCACTTTAGTAAAACCGAATCCGTGTCCATTTTGCGGCGAACAACTGCAACTCGTCACGGAGCTTTCGCCCATTGAAACGACATCCGGGAAGGTCATCTCGGAATTTCGCATGAACTACTACAAGCACACCGAAACGGACAAGTGCCCGCTTGGGTATGGATTCGTGCTTGACACATCTCCCGTCGAGGTCAGGAAGTGGAACACCAGAAAGGAGCCACAGCATGAGGAAGAGAATTGATACTTATATCCTGCTGGACTTCATTGAAGGCTGGCGCACAAGGCTTAAAAACGACCGGATCATCGTCCCGAATGCCATTTGGGCCGCAAAAGTCGAGCAGTCCATCAAAGACTTGTCCAGAATCATTGACTTTGTGAAAGCTCACTCAAAAACCTACGACAATGACAAGGAACGGCCGACAGAAATCAACGAACAGACCATTGAAGCAGTTCGGGACTATATGCTGGACGACCTCAAAAAATACGATGCCGCCAGCGTCAAATACCAGTGGATGAAGCGCACTGGCGAAACGGTCACAATGGAAGTCAGTATCGAAAAGCCTGAACAGGAGGACGGCCATGAAGAAACAGCGGGCGATTGACGCCATTGCCTTATATGAGCAGCTTTCAACCGAGGTTGGCTCCATGCTCAAACAGCCGCCGGGCATCATCGTGTCAAAGATCATGGCAATGATCTTGCAGGCCCCGACCATCTCCCAGCAGCCTGACCCTTGGACGAACGTCGAAGACGGAATGCCGCACGTTCCGGGCGACATCAACGGTCACGGCGAAATCACCGTCGCCGTTATGTTCAAAACTGAGCAGCGGGTACACACGATGATTTATGAGCGGGCCATCGTCCGCAATAAAACCGTCTACCGCTGGAAATGGCCGTGGGATTTAATCTACCGCGACGGCGGTATCATCCGCTGGGCATACCTGCCGCAGCCGCCCCAAAAACAGGAGGACGCCACAGATGGAGCAACTGAACCGAAATGCTGAACACTATGCAGACCCCACACCCGCAGCGGCCTTGAAAAACGTCTACGCCAAAGAGGAAGCCGACCGCCTGCGCAAGATCAGCGCCATGATGGCAACGCTCAAACAGGCCGCAGATCTGGCAGGGCTGGAAGTTGTGGGCCGGGTCATCTTCAAGGACAAGGCCACAGGAAAGGAGTACCGCTGATGAACCGCATCCAGACCGTTATTGTGACCGCTCTGCTGGCTGGAGCTGTTCCGCTGGCCGTACAAGGCAGCATCTTGAACCACCGTATCAATGAGCTGGAAACCTATTACACCATCTATGCCGGCCGCTTTGAAAACTGGTCGAACCGAGCCTTGCAGGACGAGCAGATCATCGAGAACTTGCAGCAGGTCAGCATCACCGCCCAGCAGCAGCCAGCGCCGGAAAGCGGTCTGCCCGTCGGCATGGTCGCCGAATACGTCGGCGAGTACACCTGCACCGCCTACTGTACCGAAAAGCGGCCGCACATCTGCGGCACTGGTACAGGCATCACCGCCAGCGGCGCACCCATCACGGCAGACCTGACCGTGGCCGCAGATCAAAGTCTGCTGCCGTTCGGCACCGTGATCTACATCGAGGACGTCGGCATCCGTGTCGTGCAGGACAAAGGTTCTGGCGTACAAGGCCACCACCTTGACGTGGCCGTATCTGGCAGCCACGACGACGCTCTGCACTGGGCAGGCTACGGAACGCACAAGGTCTGGATTTTGAAAGGGGAGTAAAGCCTTGATACATGGAATCGGAATCAGCCTTACAGCAACGACGTTCGACCTGTCCAAACCATTGGCCGCGATGGCCGAACGTGCAAAGCAGGACGGCTTTGAATTTTACTATACCCGGCACATCGCCGAGGATGTTTTTGAGCTGGAGCTGCGCCGGGACTACATCGGCGTCAAAACCAAAGTGTCCGCTGAATACCTACAAAAGTACATCCCGCACAGTTGCTTAGAGGGCTTTTTGATGGGCGAGTATGACCGCCTGTCCTATATGCTGGGAGCTGTCACCGGCTGCAACAATGCCCCGGAGGACTTGAAATGACCTACAAAGAATTTTTGGAAAACAAGATCGACATCGCGCCGCTGTCCGGCATCGAAATTGACCCGTCGGAAATCAACCCGGTATTGAAGCCCCACCAGCGCACCAGCGTTTTGTGGGCCTTGCGCGGGGGCCGCCGGGGTATCTTTGCCCGGTTTGGCCTTGGCAAGACCGCGATACAACTCGAATGGTGCAACCAGCTCCAAAAGCACGAGGGCGGGCAAACCCTGATCGTGATGCCGCTGAACGTCATGCCTGAATTTCGGGCCGACGCGGTAAACCTGCTGGGGATGACCGAGCCGCCCTACTGCCGCACTATGGCTGAAGTCAAGGCCAGCGACGCGCCGATCATCCTCACCAACTATGAGCGCGTCCGCGATGGCGATATTGACCCGCACTACTTTACAGCTGTTTCGCTGGACGAAGCGGCCACCCTGCGCAGTTTCGGAAGCAAGACCTATCAGGAGTTCATGTTGAAATTTAAGGGCGTCCGCTACAAGCTCACCAACACGGCCACGCCCAGCCCAAACCGCTACAAGGAACTGATACACTATGCAGGCTTCCTTGAAGTCATGGACACCGGGCAGGCGTTGACACGTTTCTTTAAGCGCGACAGCACAAAGGCAAACAACTTGACGCTTTACCCGGGCCGCGAAAAAGAGTTCTGGATTTGGTGTGCATCGTGGGGCCTGTTCCTGCAAAAGCCCTCTGATCTGGGCTTTTCCGATGCAGGGTACAGACTACCGCCTATGAACATCCGCTATCACAAGCTGCCCAGCATCGAGCGGCCAGACGAATTTGACCCGGACGGCCAAATGAAGCTGGGCCATGATGCCGCAATGGGCTTGACCGACGCTGCAAGGGAAAAGCGCGACAGCATCCAGATCAGAGCCGCCGAGTGCGCCGCCATCGTCAACGAAAGCCCGGATGAACACTTTGTCATCTGGCATGACCTCGAAGATGAGCGCAAAGCTCTGAAAAAGGCCATCCCGGAGATGGTGGACATCTACGGCAGCATGGAGCTTGAAACCCGCGAAAAGCGCGTAATGGATTTTGCACAGGGCCACACCCGGCTGTTCGGCACAAAAAAGAGCCTGTCCGGCTCCGGCTGCAATTTCCAGCGTTTTTGTCACCGGGCGATTTTTATGGGCATCGACTATGAATTTAATGATTTCATTCAGGCCGTGCATAGAATCTACCGCTTTTTGCAGGACAAGCCGGTTATAATCGACATCCTGTACATGGACACCGAAAGTGAAATCCTGCTTGCCCTGCAACGCAAGTGGCATCAATACGACGAACTGAGTAGAAAAATGGAAGAGATCATCAAGGAGTACGGCCTTGGCAGCCTTGCACTTGAATCCCTCAAACGAACGATAGGATGTGAGCGAGTGGAAATCACAGGGAAAAGCTATACCGCCATCAACAACGACTGCGTCGAAGAAATCAAAAACTGGCCCACCGACAGCATCGACCTGTATGTAACCAGCATCCCCTTTGGCAATCATTACGAGTACAGCCCATCTTACAACGATTTCGGCCATAACCCCGACGACAACGCATTTTTTGAACAGATGGACTATTTGACGCCGGAGCTGCTGCGCACCCTCAAACCGGGCCGCGTCGCTGCAATCCACGTTAAAGATCGCGTTCAGTTCGGCAACGTCACCGGGATGGGAATGCCCACGATTGAGCCGTTCCACGCCGATTGCATTTCTCACTTCATCAAACACGGCTTTGCCTATTTCGGCATGATTACCGTTGTGACCGACGTCGTGCGGGAAAATAATCAAACTTACAGGTTAGGCTGGACAGAGCAATGCAAGGATGGCACCAAAATGGGCGTAGGCTGCCCGGAGTACATTTTACTTTTCCGAAAGCTGCCCACCGACCACAGCAAAGGCTATGCCGACGTCCGCGTCACCAAAAGCAAGGAAGAATACACCCGCGCACAATGGCAGCTGGACGCACACGCATTTTGGCGCAGCAGCGGAGACCGTCCTTTTGGCCGTGAAGATCTCGAAAAGGTTCCGACCTCGAAGCTGCAAATCCTGTACCGCAAGTTCAGCCGCGAGAACGTCTATTCCTACGACGAGCACGTCAAGCTGGCTGAAAGTCTGGACAAGGACGGCCGCCTGCCATCCACATTTATGGTCGTCGCCCCGGGCAGCTGGGATATGACCGTCTGGGACGACATCAACCGCATGAAGACCCTGAACACCAGCCAGAGCCAGCGGCGCCAGCAGATGCACGTCTGCCCCTTGCAGATCGACATCGTGGAGCGGCTCATCAACCGCTACTCCAACCCCGGCGACCTTGTAGCTGACCCCTTTGCCGGACTTTTCACTGTTCCGTATGAAGCGGTCAAGATGGGCCGCGTGGGAAAGGGCGTCGAGCTGAACCCGGACTATTTCCGCGACGGTGTCGGCTACCTCGAAGCAGCAGACGCCCAGCAGAACGCGCCGACCCTCTTTGACCTGCTGGAAAGCATGGAAGGAGCCTGACCATGAGCGAAAAAATGTCAACCGAGCGGGCCGCCAAAATCCTTGACCCGAAGCACCGGGAAAGCTATGAGAGCCTTGCTATTGTCGAGGAAGCCTGTCAAATGGGCAGGGATGCTCTGCTGCTGCGAATCCCGCGCAGCCCTTACAAAAAAAGGGCTTTGCTTGTCCGAACTGCGGTTCCAGCGACTACCTGTACGGCTACTTCGACAAACCGAACAAGTGCTGCGGCAACTGCGGGCAGGCCATTTTGTGGGAGGATGAAATATGAACGACAGGAAAGAATCCAGGCTCTGCCCATTTCGGCGCAGCCTTATGAGGAATCATAAGCACACATCACAAGGCGATATGCAGGAAACCTACACAGACCATTTCGGCCATTGCGCTGGGACATCCCGCATGGCCTACAAAAACGGCCATTGCCTGCGGCTGGAAAAATCAGAAGAGCTGTGATATAATATCCCCATCAAGCAAAACAGCACGAAAAGCCTGCAACGACGCTTCTTTATTTTTTGGCGCAGACGAATTACAGAATCGCTCACATTTGTGAGTATTTGGTTTGCTCCCGTTATCATGCGGGATGCGATGCTGATTCTTTGATTATTTTTCCCACTATTCTGTTGTTGATGAGCCTGATCCCGGGCTTTTTCATGAAGATCGCACGGCTGTTTTCCGTGCACAGAAAGGAACAAAAACTATGCCTTCTTTGACGACCTATAAGCTGCTCAAGCAGGAACACGACGCCCGGCGGGGCGAGTTCAAGACCGTGCACGGCACGGTGCAGACGCCCGCTTTTCAGAACGTGGCTACCGCCGGTGCTATCAAGGGCGGGTTGTCTGCGCAGGACCTGAAAGACATTGGCGCACAGGTCATGCTGTGCAACACCTACCACCTGCATCTGCGCCCCGGCGACAAGCTGG